CCGCCCCGATTTTGTTCTAAGACTAGAATAAGCTGGATCTTGTAACCGCTTCATAAGCCAACCCCGATTAGATAAATGGAGCGGATCAGCTCCTAGCTCTTTACGCCATTGCTCGATAATGGTCAAAGGGATGGAGGCGATCTTCTGTAATCCGTCGCCTTGTCCCGATGTTTCGTTCTTTGTTTCTTGTTTGTTTTGATCTAAGTAGGGCGCAACATCTTGAAACGTACCGATAGTGGTTTTGTCGGTTAAGCTATCGTGTTCAAAAGTCCTGATAACGTCACCGTTAACACTAAAGATTTGTCTCTTTGACATTGCGCCCGCCTTATTATCGTCTGATTACAATCGAAATATTGCATTTAGCAGTGCCGGTAGATGCGCCGCTTGTTTCGATCTCAATCGTATCGCCTGGAGTAACACTACGCGCACCAGTTGGATTTGATACGTCACTGTCACCAGCCGCCGAACTAGCGTTAGTAATAGTAATTGCTCCGTTTGTCATAGCAGTACCGCCGATCTTTGGCGTGATAACAGCATCCGCCCCTGAGATGGCAGCATCAATAGCGGTTCTAATCTCTACCACCTCACCAGCGAAGCCGGTTGGAACAGGTATATAGATTTGGTCGGCTGTTGATACGTTTACAATTTGACCGGTTAAGATAACCTCTATCAGATTATGAGTGGCCATGTTTTAAACCTCTTTTTAGTCGTTAAGCGAACGCCAGCCAGCCTACCGTTACAGTAGACCGACCGGCATATCATCAGCTTGTGGTTAGATCCAATACGCCGCCTGACGCTGATTCGTTCAGCGAAACAAGGGTGTATTCAACAAGCAACTGCTCGCGGTCAGTGTCGCCGGTTTTGGCAAGTGGGGTTGATTCAAAGTCTCGCAAGACTCCAAACTCCCATTTATCCATCTCCAGTACCAAGCAATCACGAGATCGCATAAAGCGGTTAGGAATAATAACCAGATCACCAAAGTCGCCCACATAAACATCGATAGCATTGACTAACTTCTTCTCATCGCTTTGAATTACGCGAGTAGCTCCGCCAGAGAATGCCGATGCTGCCTGCTTGTTGAATGCGCCCACCATAATAGTATCGGGGTTGCCTCCAGCATCATAACAGCTTGCCAGCACGCTCTTTAGATCAGCCTCAGTAAATACGCGCTGCGTGCCGTCTGTTCGAGCGTCCGAGCCGTCACCAGTTGGTGATGCACCAGAACCACCAAACGAATCGTTGGTAGCAATCCAGGACAATACTGAACCAGATACCCTGGCTGTGGATGCGTTACCGGCTACCTGTGCGGTATTAGATAACAATTGAGATTCCACGTCGGTCTTCAACGTAGCGGCCTCTTTCATAATCTGATAAGCCATTTCGTCAGATCGGCCCGCGCTGTTAACCTTGCGCTGCGTGCCAGTAGTACGGGGCACTTTGTCGCTAATCTGAGTATAGTTAAACAAGCGGGTTGTGGCTGTAGATGCTGTAGTAGTAGCGTCATCACCCTCAATTACAGCATTGCTTGCGCTTGCCGCTGCTAGTGCGTCGGTCTGCCACTCTGCTTTTGTAGATGTTACTGACCTCCGTGAGATGCCGCTCATAAACGGGGTATCTGTAGGGCTGATCATTGTGATGATGTCTGATAGGTCTTCTCGGTTACCTACCGCGTCATATGAATCAAATGTATTTGCTGGCTGTGCCATGATTAATTACCTGTTTTGTAGTTGTCGGATTGCGGCTACTGCGTCACCCTTTGATCCGCTGGCTCTCAAGCGATCTTTTGCCGCCTGTAAATCAGTTGACCTGGGTTTAGCTCTGCCTTTTGTTGCCTTGACCGCTTTGGGCGCTTGGCGTACCTTTTTCGCCGTTATCGCCTTCTTACCGTCAATAGCTTTATATTTGGAAGCATCAACAAGCGCCATATACAACCGATGATCTGAAACACCGGTTAAATCTAGCCCTATGTTTTGCGCATAATCGACCGCTGCCTGAAACTCTGAATTCATCACCTTGGTATCGCTCCACCCTGCCATTTTTCCGATCAGGATGTTGCTTTCTTCGGCTAGTTTCGCCTCATGCTGTACGGCTTGCTGGTCTTTCGCTTGCTGTAGCGCAAGTTTTTTAGCATCAAGTTTCCGTTGCTGTTTCAGATACTCAGCTGGATCATCGTCTGCTAATTCGTCCCAGTTTATGCTTGCTTCTTCTTCACGAACAAAACCGTCGAGTTCTTCCACCTTTGATTTCAGTGCGGTAATAGACGCGTCATAATCCGCGCTTTTACGCTCTAAATCTTTCCTGGTATCTGCTAGCCCTGTTGTTTTCTTCGTGTAGTCAGACATCCGTAAACCGCCATCCTTCCACTCTCGAATCTGGCTGAGGGTAATCTCTTCTCCGTCTATATCGAAGTAGGATTCTTCACCGTCATCAATCGCGTCAGTATCTGCGTGTTCACTTTCGTCTAGCTCTTCGACAATCGGCTCGTCTTCAGCCGTTGGTTCACTGTCAACCACATCGGATAACGTATCATCTTCTGACACATCAGTTGGCTCTTGATCGTCGTCGGCTGTCTCGTTGAGATCCGGCTCCGAACTGAGCTGCTTGATTCTTTCTAATATCTCGCTATTACTCGCTGCCATAAGTCATTATAACCCTTTTAAAAAGTCTGTACCACGCGCCAAAATTGACTGCTCGGAAATGCGACCGGATGTAATCACTTGCTGGAAATGCTTTTCCATCCAGTCAACACTTTGCATTTTCCGCCACACCTCGTCGCGTTCGTCTGACTGTGTGAATTTGGTTTTTTGAAACTCCTCCATCAACCTAGCACGGATGATTAAAAAAGCCTCCTGATATATCGGGTTTTCTAATATTGATTCGGCCTGTTCCCCCCTGTTTACCTCGTTTTGGTCGTTATTTGTCATGTTATATCTCAAATTGGTGAAAACACAGATGTAATGGCTTTGGTCGCAGCTGCTGCTGCTGCGGCGGCTTCTTTCGGAAGAATCTTGCCGGTCTTTTCAAAAACGAAATCGGCTGCGGTATCACTTAACTGCTCGTTTATTTCGTCAGCCGTGGCCAGTCCTCGCATTATCAGGGCTTGTAATTGCGCCTTGCGGGGCGCACCGCTGCCTATAACCCCGCTAAATTCATATGATCGATCTTCCCCGTTGCCGCCACCAACTAACAAGTGCTTAATCCGCTCGCCTTCAGACGCAAAACTATCGTCTGAAAATAGTGTGCCGCCAGCCAGCGATCCAAGTCCGGCTAGGCTGGCTAGCAAATTAGATGATTCCTTCTTGCTGGTGTCAAACTTTGCAAACTTCGATCTAATCTGGTTGGGGTTTTTGAGCAGGAAAAATGACCCCTTTGTTCCGGCTGGCGTGGTATAATTAGTGAATCTGATAGAGTCGAATCCCTTATTCCACGTATCCACAACCGCACCAAATATTTCTGAGTTTGTCTCATCACCAACGAGGTTAATCGATGCCATTTGATCCGACCGAAACCGAACAGGAAGTATGGCCGACCCGGCACCTGATTCTGGACTTGCCTGACGAGCAAAGTCACCTGCAACGCCTGGCTGCTCTGCAATCGACACCCCAAGCTTTCCAACCTCAGACCGAGACACAGATCTACTCATATCCTGTCCTTCGAACAATTGAAATTCGTCGAAAAGATCGCCCTTAGATTTGCTTGTGCTGGTTCCGTGATAAAGAGTATTTGGGTAAAATCCTAGCTCTTTTGCTCTTAATTCGACGCTAGCGGCATCCATGGGGAGTCCAACCGCTTGCTCAATAACACCCCATTTTTCTTTTATAAGTCCCTCGATGTCATCGGTCGGCGTTCCATCGGGAAACTTCAGGTTTTTGTTCAGTCCTTTGATCAGAACGCTGATTCCCATTACGAGACCCTGCCCGTAGCAGGGTCAAAAACAAAGTCCGGCTCTTGACCTTTGCCTTTAATGTCTGTTTCGTATTTAAGCTCAAGCTCCACGTATTTCGTCTCAAGCTCTGCGATTGTTTTATTTGTCTTAGCCGTGAGAGTTTCATTAAATTGTCGCTGATCCTCTAATAGTTTGGCTATATTCAGCTCTTGTGTTGCTTGTGCCTTGATTAGCCCCGCCTGTGCTTTAACCTCTTCTGCTTCAGCTAATGGGTTGTCTTGTAGCATTTGCTGCATTTGCTGTACTGCGTTTTTGAGCTGTACATTCTCAGCAAGCAGCACTTCTTCTGGTTTTGTTGGGTCATTGGCAAAATCGCTGACTCTGTTGATTCCCATCGATTCCAGTATTTTGGCCATTATGTTATAGACTTTAAGCGGATCTGTAACAGTCGATCCATTTGCGCCTAGCTGCTGGTGGATCGCGAGCAGTTGCCCCATGTTCTGTAGCGTCTCTTCGTCGTCGCCAGCGGCCAGCCCAACGCTAGACGTAACCATACTATCGGAAACCCAATTAAGTGGGTTAACGGTTAACGGTTTCCCCAGCACCATAATTTCCTTCTCTTCCACCTGATACCTTGCTACATACCACGCCATCCCAGCGTATAGATCTCTATATCCTGTTTCAGCAAAAACCCTGGCTATCAACTCAACCTTAGCCGCACCTGATTTTTCCATACCATTGAATCTTGTGGCGGTTTCCTCATTAAATCTTGTGGTATCAAGCCCTTGGTTTGCTAACTGGTTGCCGGTTGTTTGTGATTTCAGCGAGTCCATATACTGCAAAACTTGCAGCGTTTGTTGTCCGATGTATGGAGTGACAAGCGGAAATACTGCCCTAGTTGGATCGCCTTTAGTACGCACAACCCCGGCCTGCCTAACCGTTAATAGATCGTCTATATTCGTCTCGTCGTCGTTTACTACAACCCGCCCATTGTTCACAAGATAGTTATTATCAAGCATCTGCCTTGTCAGCACTGTGGATA